TTGACCACAGTGTAGATGGTAGTCAGGTCCACGCCCACATCGACGAACTCGCCATCGGTGGTGAACTCGGAGGGGGCGATCACATTCTGGGCACGCAGGAGCGAGAAGGCCGCAATCGACCCGTCTGTGCTATTGGCAACCAACAGCAGATCATTCTCGTCTGTGGCCACTGATCTGCGCAGGGCCATGCGCCTGGGGTTACGCAACAGGTGACCTGATAGCAATGATATCTTGCTGGTCACATAGGTGAGCTGCACATCTGTAAAGGCGAACTCGTTCAAGCTCTTGCCCTGCCGCTGAACGAACAGGGTGCCAGACTCTAGCTGCTGGACTCGGATGCCTTCCTGGCTGCCATTGCGAGTCGTGGACTTGATAAAGAAATTGTCCGGGGTGATAGGCTGAAGACCTTCTTGGGGGCAGTAGAACTCGCCACCCGTGGTGAAGACTTGAAGGTCTCGCCCTGCTGTAATGTCCGTAATGGCATTGAAAGTATTAGTGTCAAGTGTGGCCTCGACCGCATCATCGTCCAATCCCTCCGTAGGATCGAAGTCAAAGAATAGACCGACCTTAGAACCCCAGACAGTCGATGGCCTGGTCTTTGAACCGCCAAAGTAGAGTCTGCCCTCATGGAAGGTCACCGACCGAGGGTATCCCCTAGTGTTTGACCAGACCGCCTCATAGCCAGTCTCAAGTTCCCAATTACCATTGGCAATGGCCGAGGCGTTAAAGAAGGGGAACTCGGTAATGGCCTGCACCACTGTGCTGCTAGTGAACTGCACAATCTTGGCCCTGCCCTGTGGGCTGGCATTGATGTACTGGCCAACCGAGGCGGCACTAAACGGAGTGCCCGTCGAGGCCGTCAGCGTCACCTTGCCAGACACGGCCGAAGGGGTCAGTGTGCCAGACGGGTTGCTTGCAGATACAGAGAATGCGTACTTAGGAGTCGAGTCAAAGGTGATGACCGAGCCAGTCCAGTCTGCGTCTGTTGCACCTCGGACAATCTTGACAGGTGGGATATCTTGCTGCACCACGATCAGGGTGTCGGCAGACTGGGTCCAGCCCAGGTTAGCCAACCTTGCACCCGTCAATCCAAGGCTAGAGGTGTCAAGATAATCGAATGAGCCACCATTGATATTGAGAATCAGCGACCCATTCTTGAAGACATACATCCGATTATGGGTAAAGCACAGCATATAGCTGTCGCTGGTCGAGAATTCAAATGGCACCAAACGCACGCCATTGCCGGCAGAGTCTGTACTGGTGTTGGGTAGGGCCGTGATATACCGCAAACCAGGCCTGCGCCTGACTCCACCCTGGGGTTGCACCACCACATTGGTGGCCTCTTCTAGGGCGTTCTGGTACGCAGGGAGGTCAACCCGTGCCCGGAGCAGCGGGTCCATCTCCCCCGTGGAGAAGTTAGTCTGGATTGAGACAAAACGGGTCATTAGCCACGCACCGCAATCAGGGCGAAGTCATCGATGTAATTGGTCGGCTGGCCTTGGCCATCCATCTGAATGGCGGTTCTCATGTACCCGCCACGGCCGTTCTCGCTAGGTGCGCCCACAGCCACGCCCTGCCAATACTGTGCCTTTGAGTCTTGGTCGGTGATCGGGTAGGACAGGTGCCAGGCCATCATGTACTTGAGGAGCTGCACAAAGTAGACCGGCATCTCGAACTCTTGTACAGCATATTGATAATCGATCCAGACCTCTTCATAGTCTGTGAGCAGCTTGTCCTGGAAGATGCGGTATTCCTTGCTTGGCCGCTGGCCAGGGGATGCCGAGGTGAAGACCGCCCTGGGAGGGCCGAGCCGGTCACCCGGCAACTGGTACTCGTACTTGTACTCTGTGGTCGGGGTGGTAATTAACCGACTAAGCTTGATCTTTTTAAAACTAAATGACCAAGGATAGACCAGCAGGGCCTGGTTCTTAAGGTCCGGGTAGAGTCGGTCAGAGATGTTGGCTGCGTCCGTGCCCTCGTTAAAACTAGAGATGGCGTTTGCACCCAGCATGAGCAGGGCATCAGAGCAGATGGATAAGGCAGAATCACCAGCGGCCATGTTATGTCTCCAGTGTGGATTCTGAGGGTTTAACAGTTAAAGGGATATCTGACAATGGTGCAGGCGCACCAAGCACATTTTTAGTCTTTCCAGACATTGAGAATATTCCCTCCATCCTGCCCTCCTCCTTGTGCGTCTTGAGGATGCGCACCCAGTTGTCAATCTGGTCTATGCTGGCATACCCGTCTGGCTTGCTGAATTTGTTGGGGTAGCCAGACACATAACCCCTATCTTGTGCGGCAGTCAGTCCAATCCCGGCCATAATGACCTCATCAAACCCCATGCCGTGCTTAGCCCATAGTGCCCCTGCCACGCCACTAGACCCCACCGCATAGGACAGGGATGGCCAGATGTAATCAATCGACTCATAGGCCTCCTTCTTGCAAGGAATCTCCCAAACTGTGCCTTTGGCCGTCTGCAAGATTTTAGGCCTAGCATGAACGATTATTGGCCGTTTGGCCGCAGCTCGAATCATTAGCGTCATCTCCCCGTGCTGGGTCCAGATATGTTCAATTTCTGGCACCAGAGTGGCGGTGTACTTCACCCCTAGGATGGTGGCATTGGGTCTGAGCTGGCGTGCTGCTTCTAAGTCTTCAAAAAGGCAAGGGGATGCGCCACAGATAATGGCGCACCCCCCATGCTTGATGCCGTACTCGACAGGCAATTAGTCGCTGTCTACAGTACCTATTGCAGTCACGCTGGTCACATCAACCACTGTACCGCTGTTGGCATTCACAACCACGAAGCCAAACCCAGGGGTGCTGTCGGCAGCAGAAAACACATACATCAGATCACCGACTTTGAGGAGGGAGGCCGCACTATTGAAATAGCCAGCACCATCCACATCGCCAATTGCGTCATTGGTTTGATAAGTCCAAATCTGGGGCGATTGCCCCGCTTTGGAACCACCAACCAGGTTCAGTCCAGTTACCGAGTAAGCCATTTCAATTCTCCTTAAGCGTCGGTGGTTTGAACTTCAACGATACCCTCGGCATCGATGGCAATCGCACCGGCAGAGAACACTGCATTGACCAAGAAGGAGGTCTTCTCGGGGATGTAGTTGATCTCAGTACGGGGAGCGATACCCTCGGCATATCCGATTGCATCACGATGGAAGGCCCAGAGCTTGCGCTCAGAGTTGGCGATGGGAAGACCGCCCTCGGAACGATCACCAATGGTGTGGAAGGTAAATCCGAGGAAAGTGTTCAACTCACCCGACACCAGGGCACGCACAGTGTTGAAATCGGCAGAAGTCACCGAAGTCTCACCGAGGATCGAAGCCAGGCTATTGGCGTGGATGATGATGTGCCGGTTGTCCATCGGGACATTGTTCTTGTCCAGAAGTTTTTTGGCTGCACGCAACTTGGCCACATTGAGGCCAGTATCCGTGCCACCCTCGTCCTCGGTCACCACATTGCTGGTCGAGGAAGCGGCCAGGGCATCAAGGATGATCTGGTCTTGACGACGGCCGATAGCGTTGGCAACCACTTGGACAAGCTCTTGACGCTCGTCAAAGTTGACCTTGGCCTGATTGAAGATGTCGCTGTACTCAGCGGCATTCCAGTCGGTCAGGGTGCAAGTAACCTGGCTGAAGGCAACATTAAGGGGCGTGACATCGGACTGGGGAACACGCACAGTGGCGACACCCTTGCCGACTTTGGGGAACTTAACAGTAGAACCCTCAACTCCACGACGCTGACGAACCGCACCGACCAACTGAGCTTTCGCCTGGTAGGCCTGCTTAACCTCTGCGTCGAAGAGCGTGATAAATGCTGGTGAAAGCGTAGACATCACAGTCTCCTAAAAAGTGAAAAAAGGTTTGTTTGGTTTGTCGCCTCGGTTAGCCGGTGATCTGGGCCTACGCTTGCACCTTACGGGTACCACTCGTCAGCATCCGCTGCGGTAAGGGTCAGAGATATCTGATTGGCCTTAAGTGGTTTCTAAGGGTTTTATTTCGATAATGCAAGAGGGTTGACTTCTCGCCAATCAGTCATATCCCAGTTGCCTTTTCCATGGTTGCAGTCATGGCAAAGAATCTGAAGGTTGTTGATGTCCAGGGCCAGGCTGGGCCAAAGCTTCCTTGGTTTGATATGGTCCACATTCATCACGGCCCCAGTTGCTGGCGTTGCACCGCAACACATACATTTAGCCCCGTACTTCTTGAGGGCCTGCATCCTGACTTTGCGCCACTCAAATGTTCGCAGGAAACTGTCCTTGGCGACATTGGGCAATGGATTGGATTTCTTAACATTGGCTGGCCGCCTAGATGTTTTCTTTTTGGTGGCAACTGGCTGTCCAACAACCGGGGGAGTCCAACCCCAAGACAAGGCCGTCATGTATTGGTTTTGTATCTTCTTTAATTTTTTTTCTTGTCTTGATTGGGAAAGGATTTTTAGCAACTCCTCATAGACATCATCGGGGATGGAGAGGTCTGCATAACGCTTGGGCCAGTTCTTGCTCAATGGGTAAGGAATCCCGATCAGGCCAGCCTCAACCATGCTTAAAGCGTTAAGGTTTGAATGCCCTCTGGTTCTAGTCCTTAGGTAGTCTTTTAATGTATTCATAAGGTTTTAAGTACTATCCGATGGGTTCAGACAATGCCCCGCTAAACCCCGCCTGTAGCCAGTGAGGTTCAGCGTTGACTATCCGATTGGGACGAGCTCAACGCCCAGGATTCGCTGCTTCCTCCACCTCGGTCAATCCTGGTAGACCGCTGCGCTTTGGTGGACTTACCCCTTTCGCTAGCGCAGATTCTCTCGTTGCCCCCAGCCAAAGTGTTTAGCCAAAGATAGCAGGGCAACCAGTCGGAAGCTCCAATAGAAAAACCCTCTAGAGGAGGCTCGGGCTTGACAGGCCAGCATCTGGTCAGCGTAGATGCATATCAAGCCCCCACTAGAGGGTTCTGTCTTTGCTGACCAAATGCCGGAGCGTCACTTCCGACAAGCAAATAGTAGAGAAAAAAAACCCAGGGTGCAAGACCCTGGGCTTAACCCTATTTCAAGGGGAGGAGAACTACCATGAAGAAAGCAACCTGATATTAACCGAAGTTCTGCATAAACATCTTCTCGACCTTGGCCCTGTATGCCGGGTCGGTCTGATACTTAGGATCACCCACCATGGCATAAAGTTCATCTTTGCTTGGGGCACCCTCTACCGGCACAGACTCCCTGGGGATGCGTGTGCCCTCATAGGTCTCCCGCAGCTTAGATAAAGCTAGGATGCCTTTGGCAGTACCGCCCATAACCTTGAACTCCTCAAAGTCATCTTTGCCCCAGATTCCCTTCCTGACCAATCCCCTAGCCCACTCAGTCATCCCATTGATGATTGTGTCTGCATTGGGTCCCAGGGCGGCACGCTCCTCGGCAATGGTGCGCTGCACCTGTGCCTGCTGGTCACCGCCCATGGCCACCACATCACCGACAAGCTTGTCGAAGGCGGCCTGGCTAATCCCGTACTCCTTGGCCCAGCCCAGGACATGGCTGCGCACTGGGTCATCCTCGGGGATGTCTCCAAAGACTGCCGTGTCATAGGTGCCATTCTCTGGGGGTTTGTGCTTGCCCTGGCTGATCTGCTTGCGCAAATCCATCCAGCTCTTGGCAATCCCCTCGAGGTCTGGTTCCTCGTTCTTCCAGAAGTTCTCTGGCCACCAGTCTGGCCTCTCTAGCGGTCCTTCCTCCTCGGGTGCCACCTTGTGTTCAATGTTGGTGGCGACTGGGTTCTGCTGACCCTCATTTTCATCGGCAATGGTGGCCGAGTCCAATAGGCCAGCATCACTGCTGGGTTGGTTCTCTTGCGTTTCCATTAAAGTTTCCTTGCTTGGGATATCCGTGCTTTGATGTCCCGCACCACAGACCTCTGCCCTTCAGCAAAGAATGCATAGCTTGGGTCAGCACCCGGCACGGCAACGGGTACATCCACATACGCCTGCTCAAGCCACTCCAGCAGCTTGGCACCATCTTCAGCAGTAAAGACCCTCAAGACCAACTTATTGAGGTCATCACGCACCTGTTGGGCATCTCTAAGGTTTTGTCCTACCGGGGCCTCCAGCTCATCCCAGCCCGGCATTAAACAGCCCCCTGCACGACCTGTGCGGCTAACTCAGGGTTCTGCTCGGCAGCCATGGCCATCTGCTGCATCTGCATCATCCGCTCCTCGGGGCTGCGCCTAATCTTCTGTGGTATCCCCAGGCGGTCGGCAATCATGTCCAAGGTGTCGCCCACCTTGATCGACATCTGACCCTCTGGTCCCATCTGCTGAGCTATCTGCATATACTGCATGATGGCGTTGATCTCTTCCATGTTCTGCGCCATGGCCAGCGGGGCCACGGCAGAGACCTTCACCTCCAGCCCATTGACTCGCAGGGGCAGATCAATCAATCCCCGGTCATCCATGACCATCAGAATCTTTTCGACCAAGGGAATCATGGTCTCGTTGATAAGACGGCCAAATGCTGAACCCAGGTTCTGCGCCAACTCCTTCATGCGCTCGACCACCTCGGTGGCAGACCGGGCAGACATATTGTCTGGCGGCAGACTCTCATCCAGCAGGATGCGCTTGATGTTGGCCCTCAGATCATTGATGACAATCTGGGAGACATTGAAGTCAGCAGACTTGGGCAGGGGTGTCAGGGAGGCACCCTGGGGGCCACCATTCCTGGCCACCGGGATGATCGCACCCGGCAGAATCTTGACTGTGGCAGGGTTTAGCACCCCGTCATCTGCGGCTGTATATACACCGGCAATGGCTAGTGAAGCATTCTTTAACAAGAGCTCTAGTGTTTTATTAAGGGTTTTAATATCGGGCATGGCCGTAATCAGGGGGCCACGGCCGTAGATTTCCCCAGCCACCTTCATGTACCTGGAGACAATCCAAGGGCTGACCTTCATGCGCCTGTAGACCAGCTCTTGCTTGCCCTCTTTGTAGATCACATGGTAGCAATAGTCACCACGCTTGGCATCGAAGACAGTGGCCTCAATGAGGTCCACATCCTCGGTGGGTTTCTGGTCAATCAGACGAGCCAGTTGCGAACCTGGCTCAATCTTGGCATCTGGCCACTGGCGGGAGATGGCCTCTGCTTTCATCCGCATCCTTCGGTAGACATTATCCACCTGGCCATTGGCACCCTCCTCGAAGGCCACCAGGAACTGGGGCACGGGCACAAAGTTGATCGGACTGGTGTCATCCCCAGGCTGGACCATCATCACCGCAGTGCCGACCGCCAGGTCGAGCAGGAACTCACCCATGGCGATATCAAAGTTGGACTGCTTTAGCGTGGCAAAGAGCTTGTCCGAGTAGACATCTAGGGCAGCCTGCGCTTCAGCACGACGCTCCTCCGGGATGTTCGGGCCAGGCTCAAGGCGGCACCATTTACGCTGTGGAGGAAAAATTCCAGACTGTAGCCGGTTGGCAAATCTCTGGGTCGAGTTGATTGCGGTCGAATCAAAGACTCGTTGCATCTTTTTCGAGCCACCGACTTTGCCATCGTAGTATCCGTCGTAAAGGTTGCGCTGCGGGAGGGCGAACTCATAGGCATCCTCGTAGAGGTCCCGGAAGTCATCCTTGCGTCTTAAGGCCTGGTCGTGCCGCTTTAAGACTTGCTCTGGGTTTAGTCGCATCATTTCTTTTTGGCCTCGTAGCGTTTGAGTAGGTTGCGGCCTTTAGCGGCCAGTTTTGCCGCAGCCGATGCGGTGGTGGGCGCAGCCTCACCCCAGGCACGGGCAGCAAGGGCCAGACGGGTAGGCTCTCCGTTATCCTTCTTGAGAGGCCCACTGGGATTGGTATAGAAGCGGGTGAGGAATGACCCCTTCCTGCGCATCTTCTCAGGTGTGTCTGCGGCCCCCTTGACTCCGGGCTTGAGGTTGGCACCCTCCTTGCGCTTGAAGTGCCTCCTACCGGCTGCGGTGAGGCCTCCCTTGGGGTCTTTAATCGGTTCACTCATACCACTCAATCCTTAACTCGGCAGGGTTGGCCTGGTTGTCCACATTGGTCAATCTGAACAAATAGGTGGTCAATGGCTTGAGGACATACTCGAAGGTGTAGTCGCCAGCCCCAGCGGCCTTGCCTGCTGGGACAAACTCTGCATAGATTTCGGTGCCGGTGCTGGTGACAGTGGGGGAAAGGACTGCCGCCCCAGAGCTGGCCGTGGTCAGCACCCGGTTCCTGCGGTATATAGTCATGGCCGTCCCACCGCTGGTGCTGGGCGACTCATAGACATAGAACTCTGCTGGCCCGGAGGACTCATAGGCAAAGACAGCGTGTGGCTGTATCCCGGCCGGCCAGGCAATAGCAATGTCAATGCTTGCCGCACTGGCAAGCCCAGTAGCAAACGGGAACATCTTGTAGATGTAGTAAGCCCGACCCTCATGCAAGCGAAGGTGGTTGACATCGATGGTGGGCAAAGAGTCGCTGGATGCGACCACTCGCTGGTCGCCATCCTTGTCCATCCAGGTCGGCACCACATACCTGGCCTTAGTGGTATCCGACTCCCGGTTAACTAGCAGTGCCACTAAATACCCCTTACTCGCACAGGTATGCAGCCAGGGATGGTGATCTCAATGCCTTGTCGGTTGAGGTGGTCCTCCATCTTAAAGACATGGGCTGCACACTCTTTCTCGGTCTTGAATAACTCGCTGGTATTGGCCATGAAGCTGCACTGGTCGCCCAGGCAAAACGCCACGACGGCCATCCACCCGCTCACTTCTTGGCTTTCATGGCGGTTTTGGCCGCCTTCTTGAATGCCTCTGCCGTGGGTGCGCCCTTAGAGCCAGGCTTGCGCATCTTCTCGCCCGATCCCTCGGCTATGCGTTCCCTCTTTTTATGGATGTTGGCATAGAGTCCGGCCTTCATTTTCCGTACCCTCCTGCCTTGCGGCCCTCGCTCATGGCGATTGCCTTGGCCTGTTGTTCACTTTTGACCTTTTGACCAGAACTCGACTTGAGCTTTCCTGCGGAATACTCACGCATGACCTTGGCCACCTTCTTCTGCATCTTGTCTTTGTCGGGCATGGATATCTCCTTATTGGACAACCGAGCCAAGGGTAGACTGCTCCCCACCAAGGCGTGCCTCGCTTAGAAGGCCACGCATACCACCACGACGGGAAGCCCGACGGGTTGCGGCTTTCTGTTCAGCAGACTCACGGGCTGTTGCCGTAGCGGCCGGTGCCGGTGTTGCGGCCACTGGTGCTGGTGCCGGGGCCGGTGCGGGTGCTGGTGCCGATGGGGAACTTCTAAATATGCCACCCATTATGATTGCCCTCCTACTGAACCAAGAGTTGTGATTCCTTCCTCGGGATTGACACGGGCACCAGACAAAAGCATCCGAGAACCGCCACGCATCCGGGCACGCCTGCGAGCTTCTGACTGCTCCGATAGCTCCCTGCGCTCCTCTTCTTGCTGTTGCTTAAGTCGCTCGTTTTCTTTGCGTTGCTCTGCCAGTTGGGCCTCTGCAGCTCCGCTGCTTTTGCTGCCACCACCGAATAATCCGCTCATCTGTACCTCGCCATGATGTAGTGATCTGCCCTGTCGGGTCCGTACTGGCGCATGACACCCTCCTTGGCAAAACCCAAGACCTCGGCCCAGTGATACGCCCTAGTGTCGTTGGTTCTAACTGATATCTGTACCCGGTGCAATGCGTAGGATATCTCTGCGATATCGAAGAATGTCTTGCCCACCTTGGTCATCCCGATTGGTTTGGTCCTGGCCTTATCGTCTGCAATAAGCCAGGCCTCGGCCACGCCTTGCCATATCTCGACAAACCCAAAGCAGGCAACGGGTTTGAGGTTGAGGAAGGCCGTGACCGCTGGCCCCAGTGTGGCCTGACCCGCCACAGCATCAGCGATATCTATGTACTTACTGGCCGCCACAATCTCGGGCTGGCTAATGCTGATGCTTTTTGTATGTACAGGTGAGAAGGGCATAAAGAATGCCCCTTGGACTTTGCACCGCTGGTTTAACTGTTCAACGAATTGAAAATACATCGAACTCCGCTGTGGCCACTGTGGGTGCCATGAATGTGCCTGATGCCTGCAACCCGCTCCTAGTCATCCGTTTATGCTCACCACCGCCCAGCAGTAGGTAGCCAAAGGCATCACCAATGTGCGAATGCTCGTTCTTGTTGGGGGCATCCCGGAACCGCTCCTGGCCGGCACCGATGGCCACCCGCTTGAAGTGATATCCACCACCTAGACTCTTGCGTAGCATCTTGCAATCCCGGCTAACGATCAGACCCGGCTTGCCGTTGATGAGTCTCTGCATGGGCATGGCGGCCGCCTCTCGCCTGACCTTGAAGTCATTGCTGTAGGTTGGCTGTGCCCGTAGCCCTAGGGTGCGCAGATGGTCGAATGCGGTGACCTCGTATATCGCATCCCTGGCCATACCGGCAGGGTCACCCCATAGCATCACCTGGGCGGTGGGGTATTTGGCATTTAGCTCTGCAAGCAGTTGCTGACCGAACCGCTCGAGGCCCATATCGAAGGTGACGATCTCATGCAGGATGACCCAGCGGCCATTGGGATATCTTTGGCCAACGACGGCCGCAGGGGTCAGACCGAAGTCGAGGCCAACCTGGATGGGGAGCTGGGGGTCGTAGTCAACATCCCCGGACATCAGGGCATCGTCGTACTCTGGCCAGACCGGCCTGCCCTCCTGCACATAGGTGTAGAGGCCACCGGCATAGCATCTGATCCAGTCGAGGTTCTTGCCCAGCAGCATCTGCTGGTAGTACCCGGAGGGGAGGTTGCCAATGTTCTCGGCCTTGGGGTTGAGCTTCCACCACTTGCCAGCAGAGAAGACATGGTCGTTGGCCTCTGGGTTTTCGGGTAGGTCGGCAGGATCGACCTCTGCCATGCCGCCTGGTTGCTTGAAGAACTTCCAGGCATAAGGCCCGGTCATCTTCTCCTTCTCGGCCATGCGGAACCACCAGTGATCGTCATCCATTGGATTAGTATCCATCCAGATGCCGTGCCAGGATGCCCCGCCATCACGCTTGGTGGGATATCGCCCCACCCTATGCGTGAGGCCATCGATAACCGCTTTTGGCAGCTCTCGGGCCTCGTTGACCCAGGCACCTGTTAGCTCCAGGGACAGAAGCTTTCTAACATCCTTGGGTTGGTCTAGGGCTAGGAATATGACCTCACAGTCGATTCCCGCGGCATCACCGCGGGAGGGCAGCCGAATATGGTGGGTGATAGGTGGGGTCCACAGCATCGGGCCAAAGGTGGCCTCTGGAAACAGATCAATCCATGTCTTGATCGTGGTGGTTTTTAGCATGGGGTAGCTATTTCGCACTATCGCAAAACGGCTATATCGGATGCCATCGACTGGGCTGGGTTTTTGCTTGACTGCACGCATCATCACCTCGGCAGCGCAGGCATAGGACTTGCCCGAGCCCACCGGCCCCATGATGCCCCTGACGAATGCGTTGGAACTCAGGAAGTCGTAGACCACCGGGCTGGAGCGGAAGTCTAGGTTTAGACCGCCAGCGAGTTCTTTGGTGGATTGCTCTTTAGTTCTGGGCATTCATGGCTTCCTTTTCTTGTAGCCAGAAGTCTGCAAAGTCGCAATCCTTCTTGTGGGCAAACCATGGCCCACCCAGGGTGTAGTGAATCGCTTTGAGTTTGTCGTAAGCGGGTGGATACCAACCTTCTAGGTAATTCCAGCCAATATCTAGGCTACCAATCTCCGAGTCATCAAGCCATTGCAATCGGTGCAGATAGCTTGGTTCTGCTGTGTTGACCACCCTGGGGGTGAGATTGCGCACAGCCGGGTGGTGGCAGTTAAAAACCATGAATGAAGACCAGTTTTTGCGAGGGTAGGGGTGCTGGATGCAACCATCCATTTTCACTTCTTCTGTGGGTTGGTAGTCATGTTGCACCACCGAGACTGCTTTTTCTGGGTCAATACTTTGGAAGACCTCTCTAATGTCTGCAAGGAAGAGAAAATCGCAGTCAACAAAGATGGCAAACCCGTTATAGCCAGCCAAGACCGGGGTCAAGAATCTGGTCAAACTAAAGTCTGTGGATGCCTTTAGGTCTTTCTCTCGGGTATAGAGCTGCAACTCTCGCATCTCTTCTTGGATGATTGGGCAGACAGAAACTTCTGCCGGGTTGGTGCGCCTCAAGATGGAGAACTTGCAGACCTCCCAGGCAATATGCTCTCTGCGGTCCCAGCCAATGAAGACTTGAATCATTTGGTGGCCGCCATCCAGACACCGGCCTGCGCAATGGCGTAGCCGACGAACATGAGGGCCAGGTCACCCTTGCCCTGGCGGTAGAGGTCAGCGGCCACCACTGCGTAAATCATCCCGACCAGGGCTATGAGCCAGCTACTCATTCATCAGCACCGGGGTTTTCTGCACCCAGAGGGCGGCACAGGCCATCTCCAGGTCCCAGCTCACTGGGCGCAGCTTCAAGACATCCTTGCGGCCAAGCTCGTAGGCGGCAGTGATCTGTGTAACGCTGGGGGTTACAACCCCGACAGTGATCCAGACGCTGACAACGCTGGCCACCGAGGCAGACAGGGCCATCAGCAGGGCAGTCTTCATCCTTGCAAAGTTAACAAATTTGTTCATTTTGTCTAGGTTCATGCGTTCTTCTCCTCACGCTTGACAAGATTCTTTACTGGGTTGACACGATTTGTGAATAAATCCTCACGCTTATGCGTTCTTCCCATCATTTTGTATATACAACTTAACCCTTGACTTCTACATCCTCCGGGGCCTGGATGTTG